CAGTAGGGGTAATTGGAACCACCGCGTCTGCAGTTAGTAATACTGCTGAGGTTCAGTTAGTTAATACTACGGGGCTTCAAGTTGGTCATGTTATAAGCGGAACAGGAATAAGTGGTTCACCCCAGGTTTCAAGTATTAATTCTCCTACAAGTATAACGTTAACCGCGGCTCAGACCGTTGGTAATAATGTTGCTTTAACTTTTACCGCTAATAAATATTATTTATTCGATCAACAGCAACCAAGATTAACTTTATATAGAGGAAACACCTATATCTTTACTCATCCACCAGCACATCCATTTAAAATATCAGCAACGTCAGGCGGAACACACAGCGCAGGTGGGGTAGCTTATACAACAGGAGTAGTAACTTCTGCAATTAATAAAACAGGTACAGTAGCCGGAGCGGTTAATTCAAGCACAAGCGTGACTTTATCTTCAGCAGTTGAAGGCATTAAAGTTGATGATGCAGTCACAGGTACAGGCATTTCTGGAATTGTTACAGTGGCAGCAATAAGTGGAACAGCTTTAACACTATCAAGTGCGCAAACAATTGCAAGTGGAGTTAATCTTACAATTGCAACTCATATAACAACCTTTGCAGTTGCAGAAAATGCACCTGAAAATTTATATTATTATTGTCCAAACCATATTAAAATGGGTGGAGATATAATAGTACTTACATCGTAATGGATATATCATGGATAAAAGAGATAAACTACAAAAGTCACTAGAGAAAAATCTACCAGCTGAAAAGAAAACATCAGTACAAGTCTTTCAAGATAAGAGAGATATAAAGGACGATTACGAATTCTCTAGAACAACCTACAAAGATTTAATTTCTACAGGAATGCATAGCTTGGATATACTCGCCGAGCTCGCCCGCGAGAGCGAGCACCCACGTGCGTTCGAAGTATTATCTAGAGCTATAAAAGATGTAGCTGATACTACCGAAAAGCTAATGGATCTTCAGAAACGTAAGAAAGATTTAAATAAAGAAGAACAAGAACAATTAAAGAGAGAAGCAATTACTAATAATAACCTATTCGTAGGAAGTACTGCTGATCTACAAAAAATGATACTAGACCAATCCAAAGAAAAAGATTTTATTGATGCAGAGGATTAAAAATAACGAATTCGGTTATCTAGGTAATCCTAACGTTAAGCGGGATGGGGTTGAAACTGAATTTACTAAGGAAGAGATTAAAGAATACCTAAAGTGTATGAAAGATCCTGTGCATTTTGCTAAGAAGTATGTAAAGATTATATCTTTGGATGAAGGATTAGTACCATTTGATCTATATCCGTATCAAAAAAAGATGTTTAAACACTTCAATCAGAATAGATTTAGTATAGTGTTAGCATGCAGACAAAGTGGTAAAAGTATATCTAGTGTGGTTTATATCTTATGGTATGCAGTATTTCATCCAGATAAAACTATCGCGGTACTCGCGAACAAGGGCGCGGTCGCACGTGAGATGCTCGCGCGTATCACCCTCGCGCTCGAGAACTTACCTTTCTTTTTACAGCCAGGAACTAAGGCATTAAATAAAGGTTCATTAGAATTCAGTAACAATTCTAAAATAATAGCAGCAGCAACCTCTGGTAGTTCTATAAGGGGTTTATCTATTAACTTATTGTTCTTAGATGAGTTTGCTTTCATCGATGATGATGCTAGGTTTTATACATCTACCTATCCAGTGGTATCAGCAGGTAAAGATACCCAAATTATAATTTGTTCTACAGCAAATGGGATAGGTAATGTATACCATAAACTTTGGGAAGGAGCGGTACAAGAGACAAACGAATATAAGCCTTTTAGAATAGATTGGTGGGATGTACCAGGACGAAATAAGAAATGGCAGAAAGAAACTATATCCAATACATCTGAATTACAATTTGAACAAGAGTTTGGTAATACATTCCATGGAAGAGGTAATACTTTAATCGAGGCTAATCATTTGTTAGCACAGAAAAGCCATGAGCCTATTTCATTTAAAGAGAATACCTGGATATATGAACAAGCAATCGAAGGCCATGAATACATAATGACGGTGGATGTTGCAAAGGGTAGAGGACAAGATTATAGTACATTTACTATTATCGATAGCTCAGTTAACCCATTTAAACAAGTCGCAGTGTTTAGAGATAACAATATATCACCAATGTTATTACCGGATATCGTGTATAAATATGCGAAGAGCTACAACGAAGCATATGTAATTGTAGAAAGTAATGACCAGGGTGCAGTAGTTTGTAATGGATTATATTATGATTTAGAGTATGAAAACATATTTGTAGAATCACAGGTAAAAGCAAATGCGATTGGTGCTACTATGACACGAAGGGTAAAACGAATAGGATGTTCTACCATAAAAGATTTAATAGAACAAAAGAAATTAGAGATAGTAGATGCAAATACTATTTTAGAAATGAGTACCTTTGTTTCAAAAGGAACTTCGTTTCAAGCAAGCTCATCTAACCATGATGACTTAATGATGAACTTAGTATTGTTTGCTTGGTTTACTACCACAGATATATTTAGATCATTAACTGATATTGATATGAAAGATATGTTATATAGGGAAAGGTTGGCAGCAATCCAAGATGATATGCTTCCAGTTGGGTTTTTAGGCCAAGGTTCTGAAGATCATAAATATAGTAAAGACGAAGAAGGAAACCTTTGGTTAGAAACAGAGACCAAATTTAATAACTGGTAAAAATGAAATTTAAAGACTACATAGATCCACCAATAGTGGAAGCAACAGATACCTCAAATGCTTTTGCTAGCAAACCTGTAAAGGGATTACATCTTGTTGTGCTTGGTCTTGGCGATGAGGAAGGTACATTTGCAGAAGTTATAGAAGATGTAGCTAAGAAGAAAGGTTTAAAATATAATTTAATCAATGTAGAAGAAGCTTATATAGCAGATTCAGATGTTGATATTGGTGAGGTTACATTCCATAACTTCGATGGCGAAGATAAAAAATTAACTATACAAAAAGATAAATCCATTATTTTTGTAAGAGCTGGGGCAATACAAACATTAGTATCACAAGCCTTAGTATCTACATTAGGAACATATGGATTCTTTTTAATCAACGATTTAGAATCAATGGTTTTGTGCGATAATAAACTATCTAGTACTATTACCTTAGATAGATATAATATAAGTACGCCTAAAACGGCAATGATTAATACTGTTAAGTCTATAGAAACTTCACATAGCAAAATAGGTGGTAAGTTTCCAGTTATAATAAAAACACTTACAGGTACACAAGGTGTTGGGGTATCTAAAGTAAATGATATGGCTTCACTTGTATCTGTAGCACAATCCTTATGGAAATATGATGCACAGCTTTTAATCCAAGAATTTTTAGATATTAAATCCGATATTAGAACATTGGTTGTGAATGGTAACATTATAGGTTCGGCAGAAAGGATTAAACAAGACGATAAAGAATTTAGAAACAACGTACATTTAGGTGCTAAAACTGTACCATATGATCTATCGGAAGAAGAAAAAGAACTCATTAGGCGCGCTGCACGGAGCTCTGGCGCTATGTATTGCGGTGTAGATCATTGTAAAGTTGGTAATGAACTATACATATTAGAGATAAATGGATCACCTGGCATACGATCTTCTTTCATGGGATACGATCCTGCAGATGGTAAAAAGGTAGGTAAAAAATCAGATAAAGAAGTATTTGAAATTATATTAGATTACTTCTCTGCAGAAATTCATAGAAGACCTTTATTTAGAACCGAATCAGGCTATGTCGAAAGAATAGTAATCAATGGATTAGATACACCAATAAGAGCCAAGTTCGATACTGGTAATGGTACTAATGCTACGATGCTTCATGTAGATAAACTAGACATTGACGGTGACACAGCACACTGGGTCAAAAATGGACAAAAGTTTAAAAATGATATAGTAGATGTATCATTAGCAAAACATTTAAATACCACAGATAAAAGGCCTGTGGTTGAACTAACAATAACCTTTAATAATAAACAATACACAGTTCCTTTTGGATTAACCACAAGAGACTCTGCATCAGAGATGCTTGTAAATAGGAAACTACTGAGTATATTTAAGGTATCGGTTAATCCAAACAGGAAGTTTATATTATCAGATTGGGTAGAAAGGAATGACAGGACAGATGTCTAACCCTAGAAATTTAATTAGTATAAATAAACGTATTGAATATAATCTTATTATGAATAACTTATTAACTAACTCAAAAAGAGGATAAAGCGATGGCATTTCAAGTATCACCAGGCGTTGAGGTCAAAGAGATCGACGCAACTAGCGTGATTCCCGCTGTTTCTACCAATATTGGTGGATTCGCTGGATCATTTAACTGGGGTCCGGTTAGCGAAATTGTAACAGTAGGTTCTGAATCAGAACTCGCTGGACATTTTGGTACACCAGACGACAGTACAGCTAAATATTTTCTTACAGCCGCGGCATTCTTAAAGTATGGCAACGCGCTGAAGGTAGTTCGAGTATTATCGGGGCATGACAATGCTTCTGGTGATGGTTCCGGACAACTGATTAAGAATAAAGATGATTATGATAATAACTACGCTAACGGATCCCTATCAAAGGGAGATTGGGTTGCTAAATACCCAGGCGTTCTCGGAAACAGTCTAAAAGTATCAGTAATATCGCAAGGTATTTCTAGCTTTTCAGGATGGACCTATTCAGGTTCATTTGACAGTGCTCCAGGAACTTCTGATTATGCAGTCTCAATTGGTAAATCGGGCGCAAACGACGAATTACACGTAGCAGTTATTGACGAAGACGGTCTTTTCACAGGTACAGCAGGTACCGTGTTAGAGACTTTCGCATACGTTTCCCAAGGATCGGATGCTAAGAAGAGTGATGGAACTACTAACTATTACAAAGAGGTTATTAATAATAACTCTAAGTATGTTTGGTGGACAGATCACAACACTAACTTAGCAGAAGCAGGCTCACTTGTATCAGGTGTAGCAGGAAATAGTTTTACAACACACACATCAGCAATGGAAGCTTCCCTTGCAGGTGGATCAGACGATAACGCACCAACAGCTGGCGAAATCTTATTAGGTTACGACCTATTCGAAGACGCAGAAACAGTTGATGTTAACTTATTGTTTGCATGTCCAGATGCTAACGGCACAGAGACAATCGCAGAAGATCTTATTTCAATTGCAGCAGCAAGAAAAGATTGTATGGCTTTTGTATCTCCACCGATAGAGGACACAGTAGGAAGTGCAGCACCAGCAACAGACGTTATGGCGTTTGCTAATGGACTTACTTCTTCATCATACGCTTCTTGCGATAGTTCAGCTCTATACGTATACGACAAATATAACGACGTTTACAGATGGATCGGGGCAGCAGGACACGTAGCAGGTTTATGTGCTAATACAGATACCGTAGCAGATGCTTGGTTCTCACCAGCAGGTGTGAATCGTGGTCAGCTATTCGGCGTCACAAAACTAGCATACAATCCTAAAAAAGCAGATAGAGATACTTTGTACAAAGGTAGAGTAAACCCATTGGTTTCTTTCCCAGGACAAGGTATGATGTTATTTGGAGATAAAACTCTTCTTAGCAAACCTTCTGCATTCGATAGGATTAACGTTCGAAGATTGTTCATAGCACTAGAGAAAGCAATTTCAACAGCTGCTAAGGCACAATTATTTGAATTTAATGACGAATTCACAAGAGCAAACTTCCGTAATATGGTAGAGCCGTTCTTGAGAGACGTTAAAGGTAGACGTGGAGTTACAGATTTCTCAGTAATATGTGACACTACAAATAATACCGGAGCGGTTATTGATGGTAACAGATTCGTGGCAGATATTTTTATCAAGCCAGCAAGATCTATTAACTTCATTACACTAAATTTCATAGCAACAAGAACAGGCGTCGATTTCTCAGAAATCGCCGGCTCATAAGGGGTAATTCACAATGGCAATATTAGGCGTAGACGATTTTAAATCTAAGCTAGTTGGCGGTGGTGCTCGTTCTAACCTTTTCAAGGTTACAATGAACTTCCCTGGCTATGCAAATGGCGATGTAGAACTTACATCATTTATGTGTAAAACAGCTCAATTTCCATCATCAGTGGTAGCACCGATTACGGTTCCATTCAGAGGAAGACAACTTCAGTTAGCTGGAGATAGAACTTTTGAACCTTGGTCCATAACGATTATCAATGATACTGGTTTTGAAGTACGAAATGCTTTTGAAGCATGGAGTAATGGTATTAACGGTCACAATTCTAACACTGGTCTAAGTAATCCTACTGACTATCAAGCAGATGCTATTATTGAGCAACTTGATAAAGAAGGTAATGTTACTAAGACTTACGATTTTAGAGGGCTTTGGCCTTCCAACATCGGTGCTATCGACGTTTCATATGAAACTGTAGATACAATTCAAGAGTTTACTGTTGAATTACAAGTACAGTATTGGGAATCAACTGGAACCACATCTTAATTAGGTTCATAAATATATAGGACGAGAGGGAATCTTTTCCCTCTCTGATTATATGAGAGATATATAGTATGGCAGAATTTTTCGGATTCGAGATAAATAGAAAAGGAAAGGACAAAGAAGTTCCTAAAGTTTCCTTTGTACCAGATACAGAAGAAGATGGCGCAGGTGTTATTACCAGCGGTGGACACTTTGGTGCATACATTGATCAAGATGGCGGCAATGCAAAGAACGAAGTAGAACTTATCATGAAGTATCGTGATGTGTCTTCCCAACCAGAGGCAGATGCAGCAATTGAAGATATAGTAAATGAAGCTATTGTTGGAGATCATAACGATGTTCCAGTAGATATCATTTTAGATAAAGTAGACACTTCAGACAAAATTAAAAAATTACTAAAAGCAGAATTTGATCATATACTAGAGTTACTTAACTTCAATAGTTTTGGTCATGATATTTTTAGAAAATGGTACATTGATGGTAGATTACCTTATCACATCATTGTAGATGACAATCTTAAAAATGGTATTAAAGAGCTTCGATATATCGATCCTACCAAATTAAGAAAAGTTAAAGAGATAGAAGAAGAGGAAGATCCTAAAACAGGAGCTAAACTCATTAAGAAACAAACAGAGTTTTTTATATTCCAGGACAATGCTCTTGGAAAATATAATCAAGGATTAAAAATACAACCAGATGCTATTGCTTATGCAACTTCTGGAATGTTAGATAGTTCTAGAAAAAGAATCTTATCCTATTTACATAAGGCTATTAAGCCAGTAAATCAATTAAGGATGATGGAAGATTCTTTAGTTATATACAGAATATCACGTGCCCCAGAACGTAGGATATTTTATATTGATGTTGGTAACTTACCTAAGGGTAAAGCCGAAGAGTACCTAAAAGGTATTATGAATCAATATAGAAACAAATTGGTGTATGACGCAAAGACTGGTGATATCAAAGATGATAAAAAGCATATGAGTATGCTTGAAGATTTCTTCTTACCACGTAGAGAAGGTGGAAGAGGAACAGAAATCACCACGCTACCAGGCGGCGAAAATTTAGGACAAATAGATGATATTATATACTTTCAAAAAAGGTTATATAAAGCATTAAACGTTCCTATGAATCGATTAGAACAAGAGGCTCAATTCTCGTTAGGCAGATCTTCAGAGATCACCAGAGACGAGGTTAAGTTTAAAAAGTTTATTGATCGATTAAGAAAAAGGTTTTCAGATCTGTTTTTACAGCTTCTTAAAACTCAATTACTTCTAAAAGGTATATTGACTGAACAAGATTGGGCGCAATGGAAAGAATCTATTGCATTTGATTTTATTGAAGACAATTACTTTAGTGAATTAAAAGAGTCAGAGATGTATAAAGAAAGATTTGAAATGCTCGGAAGCTTAGACGAGTTTATGGGTACTTTCATATCAAAAGAGTGGGTTCAGAAGAATATTCTACGATTCAACGATGATGATATTGAAACTATGCAACAACAAATTGATGATGAAGAGAAAGCAGGAGAACTTGATATGCCAGATCCGGAAGATCCGAGATTTGGATAATATCAAGAACTTTATACGTATAAATATATAACACAGGATTAAATAATGGAAGTTACAGATATAATTAAACAAGTGAATGACGGTGACAATGTGAACGCAAACAAATCGTTTGACACTGTAATGAGCACAAAGCTAAAAGATGCTTTGGATGCCAAAAAAATAGAGCTTGCCAGTAGTATGATCGACAGAAAAGTTTCAGTCGAAGAACCTACAGAGCAAGAGTAATACGGAGATAACTCATGAAGTTAATTTCAGAGTATACAGATAGTAATATAAAAAATTACATTGCCGAAGATAAAAAAGGCAATAAAAGCCACGTCATAGAAGGCGTGTTTATGCAGGCCGATAAGAAAAATCGAAATGGCCGTGTATATGAAAAAAAGATTCTAGAGTCAGCTGTTAACAAATATGTTAAAGAGCAGGTGGCAACTGGTAGAGCGGTTGGTGAGTTAAATCACCCAGAAGGACCGACTATCAACCTGGATAAAGTTTCTCACAAAATTACTGACCTTCGATGGGAAGGAAATAATGTTGTGGGTAAGGCATCAATACTTAATACACCTATGGGTAATATCGTTAGCGGTTTACTTGAAGGTGGAGTTAAGCTTGGTGTATCAAGTCGTGGTATGGGAAGCCTTGTGCAAAAAAATGGTGCTAGTTATGTGAGTGGTGACTTTATGTTATCAACAGTAGATATAGTCCAAGACCCTTCAGCTCCGGAGGCATTTGTCAACGGAATTATGGAAGGTAAGGACTGGATATGGGATAACGGCATATTGGTTGCGCAAGACATTGAATTAATTGAGACTGAAATAAAGACTGCAAAGAATATCAACTCTTCGGATGTTGAGATACGAGCCTTTAAGAATTTCCTCTCGAAACTTGTAAATAAATAATCCGAGGAGGATAACGACATGTCAGAAGACGTAAATAACGCTGAAGAACTGTCAATTGATGAGCAAGCTTCCGAAGTAAGTGAAGAGCAACTAAACGATGAAAATCAAGTAATCGAAGATGTTGTTGAAGATGCTAACGAGGAAGTTGTTGAATCAACAGAAGAAGAATTAGAAGAAGCTAAAAAGAAAGAAGATGATCTTGAAGAAGATGCTCCGAAATCTGTAGCTACTCCTAAGACTAAAGCTGGTGTAATACAAGCCGCAGTTGATATGTTAAAATCAGCAAAAAAAGAAGACGCACAAAAACTATTTGCAAAAATGGCAGCGATTTCTGAAGATGAGATTGAAGAATCAGAAGATGATGGTTCAGTAGCGAAAGCTATTGCAGCTGCACCTTCAAAGAAGAATGAATTAAAAGCTAAAGCGAAAGTAGAAGCTCTTGATTTTTCTGATGATTTAGATACTATCATCGCAGAAGAAGCTACATTGAGCGATGGGTTCAAAGAAAAAGCAAGCACAATTGTAGAAGCAGTACTAACAAGTAAATTAGCTGAAACAGTAGAGCGCTTAGAATCT